ATTATACTACAAGGTAAGCCATATAATGAAGATAATGTTTTTCATATGAAGAGAGAACTAGGTGACATCTGTTGGTACATCGCACAAGCTTGCATGGCACTTGATACTACGTTTGATGAGATCATTGAGATGAATGTAGAGAAGTTAGAATCAAGATATCCTGGTGGATCATTTGATGTTCATAAGTCAGAGAATAGAAAGGAAGGAGATCTATAAATATCTAAAAAGTGTTTATAGATGGCTAAGAAAGAACTTTTTGGTCCTAAGATAGATGCCACCACAATGACTGCTATTCAGGAGTTGGCATCTGCATGGATATTTAAAAGATCAGTACAAGATAATGTTAAATTTACTTCTCCCGAAAGTATTGTTAAGGATAAGACAACCTACAATGAACTGTTAAATATTTGGAAGGGTGCTAGTAAAGGTAAAGTAAAGAATAATCAACAAGCAGAGTTATCGATAAGTGAAGGTGACTGGATTGATAATTTTTATAAACAGAATAAGAAATTATTAGTTGAAGTAAGTGGTACGAAATTTACTGTCTTTACTCGTGGATCCACTGCAGGATATATGTCTGATTGGTATGATCAATCGGATACTTTTATGGATTGGATAAGTAAATATGTTTCTAAGGAATTCAAAATTTCTAAAAAGGATAATTGGAATCCAGCAGATGTTTGGTTGATAAAAGATGAGAAGAAACGTAGAAAAGAATTGGAAGATGCTATGTCAGGCACAATAACGAGTAAGTCTGATGGGGTTGTGAGTGCAAATTTAAATCAGTTCAACGATATTTTTAGAGAATGGTTTGTTAAAAAACAAGTCATGGGAATATCCCTGAAGAAAGTATCTGGGGGAGAAGCAAAGTGGAAAGAAGTTAATGTTACCAATGAGTTCTTTAAAAATATAGAAGCTATTGAGATGAAATATAAAGGATCTAAATGTAAGTTTGGTCCTGGTGTTGTTACAGAATCTCAAGCAGAACGAGGTAGAAGAAAACTTAAATTACCAACTAAGAAAGGTGCATTTTCTTTAGAGACACAGGAAACTATGGTTTCTTTAGAGGATATTGCTAATAAAAAAAGTTATGAAATTCAAATCAAAGCTAATGATAATAGTAAATTTGATAATTTAAAGTATGAACCAAAGGAGAAATCTAGTTCAGCAGCAAGATTGGGTAAAGCAACTGGATCTTACGTAGATGATTTGGTTAAATTTTATGGCATAAAGAATTGGAAAAGAAAATGGCAAGACTATCCTCAAAATAAGAGTGAGTTTACTGAGAGAGAACAGAATAAATATCTGGGTATGATTAGAGAATTAAAAGCAGATGGTGTTGACATAGGAGATCTAACCCCAGAGGAAGCTGTAATTAATATTAGAGAAACATTTGGGCAAACCAATCAACCCCAAACTGCTAATAGTAAATTAATGCAATTGACATGGTTGTATAATTTATTATCACTATCAACTAAAAATAGAAATAAGTTTCTCACTGATATAATTTACCTTGCAGAGAAAGCAGGTAAGAGATATGGTGCATACGGTAAAATTTATTGAATAAATATAGTATATAAATATTAGTTATGAAGACACTTCTAAACTTTTTAACTGAAGCAAGACAATCTAACGCTGTCGTTAAGGCCAGAAGAATGGGTCTTAAAACAGACGGTCATGGAGGATGGTATAATGCTCAAGGAGAATTTGTAGCAAAGACAGAGAAGGGAGAATTAAAGTTCTATAATAAAGGACAGAAGGCTGGAGAGAAAGATACACCTAAAACTGCTAGACCTGAAGGTCCAGTGCAGCAAATGGCAAAGGATCGTGAAGATGATAAGTTAGCAGGAGCACCAAAACAGCAAGCCCCAACAGGTGCTACAGGTACAAAAGAAAATCCACTTACTGTTGCATTTGGTAGGTTCAATCCACCAACAACAGGACATCAAAAACTCTTTAGTGCTGCTAAAAATATAGCTGCTGGTGGAGAACTTAGGATATATCCTTCTAGAACAGTAGATCCTAAGAAGAATCCTCTAGATCCTGGTACTAAAATTAAGTATATGAAGCAAATGTTCCCTGATTATGAGGAACAGATAGTAGATAATGAAGATATGAGGAGCATTTTTAATGTTCTTACTGCTGCTGATGAGGATGGATTTAAAGAAATCACTATTGTTGTGGGTTCGGATAGACTTGGTGAGTTTAAAAGTCTTGCAAACAAATATAATGGACAACTTTATAACTTTGATCAAATAAATGTTCTTTCTGCTGGTGAAAGAGACAGTGATTCTGATGATGTAGAGGGAATGTCTGCATCAAAGTTAAGAAAAGCAGCAGCAGAGGATGATTATGAAGCATTCAAGAGAGGAATTCCTAAGACTTTGGGTGAAAAAGAGAAGAAAAATCTATATAATGCTCTCCAAAAGAGTATGAAAACAGATAGTAAAGATAAAGAGCAGAAAGAATCTGTTGATATGTGGGAAATTGCACCAATTTTTGATCCAAAAACTCTTCGTGAGAAGTATGTTAAGAAACAAATTTTTAACATTGGAGATCTTGTAGAAAGTCTACACACAGGGTTAATTGGTCGTGTAATGCGTAGAGGAGCTAATCATTTAATCTGTTTAACCAAAGAAGGACTTATGTTTAAGTCGTGGGTGAAGGATATTAAGGAGTATACTGAGGTGAAAATGAATAGAATAATGAGAACTAAGACTAATCCTAACACTTTAGTGGGTACAAAAGGGTATTTGAAGTACGCAGAGAAGATGACACCTGGAAGTTCTTACGGAAGACAATTTATAAATAAGTATAAGAAAAAGAAAAGCTAAGGGATTACTATGTCAATGCGTCAGGTCAATGATCTTTCCAAATTATATGTGGAAGCGGTCTACGGTGGTGTAAAAAAGAAAAGCACCGATATGGTGGTAACAAATGCTGACAAAAAAGCTAATACTCCTGCATATCAAAACCTAAAGAAAGGTGTTAAAGGATATAAGGCTGCCGATCATATGGATGAGGGACATAGTGCAGATACAAAAGGAAAGAAAAATTGTGGATGTGGTCAAGATCCTTGTGTAACTTATGGAAAACAGGTGAAGGAGGAGAAGAAAGCAGCAAAAGATTATGATGGAGATGGTAAGATAGAATCAGGTAAGGATGAATACTTTGGTTCTAAAGATAAAGCCATCAAAAAGGCAATGGGTAAAAAGGTTAAGCAAGAAGAGTATTCTAACTGGAGAGATGAATTAGTAGAAGATAATCTAATAGAAGTTATTGATAGTAACGAAGAAGATGAGAATTATGGTGCAAAAAAGAAGATTGATGTTAAGAAAGGCATCAAAAATAAGGTAAATATCAACCCAAATCTTCCCGAAGCAGTTCAGGAAATGGGTGCAGAACTTATTGAAGTTAAGGTAGAGAGAAAAAAGAAGACTGAGTTTTCATCAAAAGCAAAAGGACATGACTGTGCATCCAAAGTAAAGCATGAGTCATATGGTGTTGGTCAATGTATGAAAGAAGAACATGATCTTGATGAGGATGGTAACGTTACTCATTACGATGTGAAATTCTCTAACCGCATAGTTAGAAATGTTCCTGCTTCTTCTTTAGAAGTTCTTGAAGGTATGTATCATGAGCATGTTATAAGAGAAAAGGAGAGTTATGACACAGTTGCGGCTGTAATTGATTACGATAGATCGAAGAAAGGCACTGACGATGCTGTTAAAGATAGTGAAGAAGGGAAGAAGAAAGCCGCAAAGAAAGAAAGAGACTATGCTGCATTTGAAAGGAAGAAGATGAAGAAGGATGATCCAAATTGGGAGCATAAGAAAGGTTCAACTAGTGAAAACTATCAGGCAATGAGAAATCCTGAGAAAGAAGAAAAGAAAGATACGAGAAGTGCAAGGGAAAAAAGAATGGCAGATCCAAAGAAAGGAATCAACTCTCCTGCATTTAAGGAGTTTATGAGACAACAGGGAATGTAATCATGAGAACATTTAAAGAGTTAAGAGAAAAAGTCAGTGCCTTTGACTTTGTAAAAGCTAAGATCGAAAAAGAAGTTGGAAAAGGTGGGTATGTAAGTAAAGACAACCCCAGAAAACCTCAAACTGATGCTGATAAAGCAAAGGCTCGTGCTCATCAAGCAAAAGTTGATAAAGAAAATGCAGCAGCACGTGCAAAAGATCCTTCACAGGGTCGTTATCCTAAAGGTTAGTGATGCCTTTACCTGAAATTCCTTATGATGAATGGTTCAATAAACCTCATCCCCATGATACTATGCCTATAGCAACCAATGATCCAATTGAATATGATCCTCCATGTTCAGTAGAACCACAGGATGATGAGGAGACACCACATGAGAAAGCATATAAGATAGCAACATCCAAATACAACCCCTTTGCAGTAGGGGGATCGGAGAATATCCATGACTTTGACTGAAGGATCACTACATAAGTGGTTTAAAGGATCTAAATCTAAAGACGGCAAGAAAGGTTGGGTCAATGTAGTCACAGGTGGAACTTGTGCTAGTGACAAACCTGGTGAGGGTACACCTAAGTGTGTATCATCATCCAAACGTGCCAGCATGACAAAGGCAGAGAGACTATCTGCTTCACGTAGAAAGAAGAAAGCAGATCCTAATCAACAGTCCAAGTCAGGTGCTGCAAAACCTACATATGTTAGGACTGATTCAAAGAAGAAGATGAAGGAATCGAAGGATGTTAGTGCTGTTGCAAAAGAATTAGATAAGGCAAGTAAAATGCACAAAGGTCAGGCAGAAAAACTAAGAAAACATGCTGATTCTATGAAAAAACCATCTAAGATTGACGAGAAATGTTGGGTAGGTTATACCCAAAAAGGAATGAAAAAGAAAGGAAAGAGAGTAGTTCCTAACTGTGTTAAAGAAGTTGCACCTCCTACAGATAAGCATGAAAGGATGGTCAAGTCTATTAAAAAGAGTTATGCAAAGGATGGTAACTTAACTAAAGATGAAAAGTCTATTGCATATGCTACTGCATGGAAGAATTATAATAAAGAAGATTGGAAACCAGAAATAGAACATAGTAAATTGGGTGATGCTAAGAAGAAGAAAGATAAGGAAAGAGAATCAAAATTACCACCACATCTACAAGGAGATGCTCTTGGTAAGATGAAGAAAGCATTTGCTTCAGAGGACTATTATAGTGGAACAGGTGAAAAGGTGGTTGCAAGAACCAAAAAGTATATGGATAAGAAGGGTATGAAGGGTGCTCCTGGTTTAGATGCTATGAAGGCAAGAACTGCAGATCATAAATCAAAACGTGGAGTTAAAGAGGAAGTAGTAGAAGAGGCAGACAAGAAAGGAAGTGGTAGTGGTACAAAGGATGCTTGCTATAAGAAAGTAAAAGCAAGTGCAAAGGTTTGGCCTTCTGCATATGCATCTGGTAGATTAGTTCAGTGCCGTAAGAAAGGTGCTGCAAACTATGGTAATAAGTCTGAAGAGGTTCAAGTTGAAGGTGCAGCATGGACAAAGAAATCAGGTAAAAACAAATCTGGAGGACTCAATGAAAAAGGAAGAAAGTCCTACGAGGCAGAAAATCCAGGCAGTGACCTTAAAGCTCCTTCAAAGAAAGTTGGGAACCCTCGTAGAAAGAGCTTTTGTGCGAGAATGAAAGGTATGAAAAAGAAACTTACTAGTGCGAAGACTGCTAGAGATCCAGATAGTCGTATTAATAAGTCTCTTAGAGCATGGAATTGTGGTTACGAACCAGATGGAACACCCATCATGGAAGGTATAAACTTCACAGCATTCAGAAAGAAATCTGCTGATGTCAAAAAGAAACCCGAAAAAGCAATGGATGCTGGTGCAAAAGCAAGAAGATCACTGCAAAGAAGGGAATATAAAAAGACAGTTGGTGATTTTGTTCCTAAAGACTTAGAAGATTAACCTACATAGGATAGTCGCAATAAGTGAATGGCAGATTTAGGACTTGATGCTTCTCAGGAGACAAGAATCACTGTGATGCAGTTGAAAATAGAAAGATTAGAAGAAAAACAAGATGAATTGCGTGAAAGATTAAAGGTTGTAGAGAAATGGGTCATTGGAGCTGCTGCTGTATTAGCTGCTGGAACCACTGTAATTGGATTTGCAACTAATATTTCCAAAGCATATCTCTAAGATATCAGGGTTATAAATATTCATTAGCACAGAAATTTCATTACGAGAGAAACGACATGGCACTCTGGGGTAATAACGATAATATTAATTCCACAGGTTTGGTGTGGTTGAATTACACGACTGGCGTTGTAACAGCAACAGGATCTAGTTTTGGTTCTACAGGTGGTGGTGGTCACATCCAAGAGGGTGACATAATTAGATTCGGAACAAGAAATATAGATGGTGAGAATGGGGTTTTCTTTGGAGATGCTATTGTCAAGTCTATTCAAAGTACAACACAATTAACAATTGCTTCTACTGCAGCTTTATCTGGAGCAGCAATTGCTGGAACTGACTTCTATGCATCTCAGTTACCTAAGTATACTACTTGGGATCCACACTATAAAACTGCTGGTGGTAGTTATGATAGTTTTGTCTATGGTTTAAGTACCAGTCAGTACAATCCAACAACTAATGTAAATACTGAATATACCACTAGTGGTGAAGGTTGGGTTGGTGTTACTACATACATTGATACAGGTGGAAACTTAAGAGTTAAGAGTGAGACTTTGGTAGCAATGTCTGGTATCTCTACAGGAACAACATATAGTATCCTCTATCCATCAGAGCAATAATTACATGATCTAATATGATATTTACTGAATTGACGGAGGATAACTTCCTCCTTTTTGCTATTAAGAATTATGAAAATCCTCAAGCTGTGACTAAAGAGGATTTTGATAAAGATCTTAATCATTTCAAATACATCAAAAGACTGTTGAAAAGGTATAAGAATACAGGTGAATTAAAAACTCACCTTCTTCTTAATCATTTCATTGTTCTATATAATATATTTGGTGACGCAGCAACTCCAATGCTGTTCTATAAAATAGAAGAAGATCTATGGTCAGTGATGAAAACATTCGTCATTTTCCTCAATAGACTTCCTGAAACTCCAAAATGTTTTATGCACGATGTTCCAGTTGATCTGGATTGTCTCATTGAAATCAAAAAAGATTGTACCCAAGATGAATCCGACTGATAAAATAATCAATATTATCAGAGTCCTCAAGGAAGAGGGAATGGTTGCTAATGCACCAGGAACTCAAGGGGGTTATGGTGGAGATGCACCTGCTGAAGGACCAAGAGCAGGTTTTGATCCAGTAATGAATAATAAGAGAAGAGGTATAAAGCGTAATGGTAAACAATATTTAAAATTACCTGCAGGTCAGAGGAAGAGATGGGAGAAATTAAAGGGATGGGTTGGTATCACAACAAACTAGTTTACCTAGTTTGTATATAATGATACAACATAATAAATATTAATGGTAATTTATACTCAATATGAGAACAAGCGAAGCAATGTTAGATAGACTGGAGAGGGTAATAGAAACTCTCCAAGAGAACTCCATTAAGATGGGGCAGATGCTTGCTGTCCATGATGAAAAATTAGAGAAACAGGATAGAATAGATGCAGTATTATTTGAGAAAGTGGAATCGCTTCATAGAGAGGTCAACCGTCAGAGTACGGAGATTAAAGCAGGATGTGAGAGGGATATTCGCAAGGTAGATGATAGACTTAGATTAATGGAGAAGAAGATGTGGTCAATATTTGGTGGACTTGCTATTATATCTTTCATTGTATCACCAGTAGGACAAAGAATTGTTGGTAGTGCATTGACACCTGACTCACAAGCAACTATAATAGAACGGACGCAATAAACTTTCTTAATGGATTTGGTTGATTCCAAATATATTGAACTTATTTCTTCAAGATTACCGAAATTTAAAAGGGTTAAACCAAACCTTTATAATTTTCGTTGCCCTATTTGTGGTGACTCGCAAAAGCATAAGAATAAGGCAAGAGGATATGTTTATTCAATAAAAGCAAACACTAATTTTAAGTGTCACAATTGTGGTGCTTCCATGTCTTTAAATAATTTTTTAAAGGAATTGGATCCAGTCATCCATAAGCAATATGCTATGGAAAAATTTAAAAGTGGACACACAGGAAGAAATTTTGTAGCCGATGAACCTACCTTCACGTTTGAAGAACCTAAATTTAAGACGAAACTCAGCCTTCCTCCATGCTCTGAGGTACAAAG